AATCGGTCCTACTGGTACACCAAGCAGTAGATTAGACAGCAAAGGTGCAACACCGGAACGTGATCCTAATCTTGCTAGAGCAACATTTAATGATGACGGAACCGTTACTTTGCCACCAGATGCTACACCAGCAGAAACAGCAGCAGTCAAAACAAAATTAAACAATGATAGAATACAAAGAGATCAAGATGCTTTCTTTAATAACGATGACGGACTGTCAGATGAAGAATATGATGCAATTGAAATTCCTAAAAGATTGACTCCGGAAGAACGTAAAGCAAAAGACGAGGCAGATAGGGCAAGAAGAAAAGCCGCAGCAGAAGAAAAGAGAAGAAAACAAGCAGAAGAAGACGCAGCGTTTTATGGAGGCGGTGCATTTAGTACCAAAAATGGCAATTCGCAGAGAGTTGTTAACACAACAGTAACAGAATCAGGTGGTGGCGTAACAGAGACTAAAGGCGGATCTACTTCATCGGCAGTTGCACGTGAATCTGCTATCAACGCAGCAAAAGGCAGCTTCTATAGAAATCTAAAATCTGCACAGAGAAAAGCTTCTAGTATTAAATCGAGATACGGCGTAACACTTACACCTTATCAACCAAATGGTAGTACAAAGTGGCGATTGAGATAAGGTTAAATACAATATGAGCACATTAGAAAAAAATCTTTACAAAAACTTGAAAATTAGTTCTCCTAGAACTAATGCTAATCCTATTGTTGACAAAAGTTACAAAGGTATTAGTACGGTAAATCCAAACAGTAAAGATTTCAAGTTGCAAAACATTGATTTAATCAAACAAGATTTAGTTAATCATTTTCATATTAGATTAGGCGAAAAATTAGAAAATCCTGAATTTGGAACAATTATTTGGGATGTGCTTTTTGAGCCACTCACAGCAAGTTTGCGTGAAGCTATTGTGCAAAATGTTAACATGATCATCAACTATGATCCAAGAGTGCAAGCAGAAGATATTGTGGTAGATAGTTACGAAAATGGCATACAAATTTATTGTACATTAACATATTTGGAATACAATATCAGTGAACAACTGCGTTTAAATTTTGATAGAGATAACGGCATCATTTAATCTACGCACTTTATTTTTTTCATAAATATTACATTAGTAGAGGAAGTGCGAATGTCTGCAACAGATAGACAAAATAAATTATTGTTAGCCGAAGACTGGCAGACAGTATACCAAAGTTTCAAGTACGCTGATTTCAAAAGTTACGACTTTGACAATCTTCGTCGTACAATGATCAATTACATACGACAAAATTATCCAGAAGATTTTAACGACTACATTGAAAGCAGTGAATATCTTGCATTGATTGACTTGATTGCATTTTTAGGTCAAAACATCAGTTTCCGCACTGACTTAAATGCTAGAGAGAACTTCCTTGAATTGGCAGAACGTAGAGAAAGTGTACTACGTCTTGCAAGATTAATCAGTTACAATCCAACACGTAACCAACCTGCAAACGGTTTGCTTAAAATTGTCAGTGTGCAAACCAGTGAAAATGTTAGAGACAGCAACGGTACAAACCTAGCAGCAAAAGTTGTAAAATGGAATGACAGTGTTAACAGCAACTGGTATGAACAATTTATTAAAATTATGAATGCTTCGCTTACACAACAAAATAGATTTGGCACTCCTCGCAAAAGTGAAGTAATCGATGGCATTCCTACAGAAAAATACAAGTTCAACAACAATGCAAATCAGTTTCCTGTGTTTGCATTTAAAAAATCAGTCAATGGCAGAAGTTTAGATTTTGAGATTGTTAGCACTGATATTGCAGATGGCGAAATTGTTGAAGAACCACCAATGCCAGGTAACCAAGTTGGGTTGCTGTACAGAGACAATGGCCAAGGTGCAAGCAGCAGCAACACTGGGTTCTTTATGCACTTTAGACAAGGTAGTTTGCAAAAAGGCGAATTCACAATCAACTTGCCTGTGCCTAACCAAAAAATAGACTTAGATGCAGGCAATATCAATGCCAGTGATGTTTGGTTGTTTAGCACAGATGCTAACGGAAATCAAACAGACGAATGGACAAAAGTAGATGCCGTAGAAGGCAACAACATTATCTACAATAGTATTTCAAAAAATATAAGAAACATTTTCAGTGTACTAACTAGAACAGACGACAGGGTAAGCTTGATATTCAGCGATGGTGTATTTGGTGAATTACCCAGCGGATCATTTAGAGCATATTATAGACAAAGTGCAAATGCTGATTATACAATTACTGCAAACAATCTGCAAAATATTAAAGTTAACATTGTGTACACCAGTGCAATTGGCAAAACAGAAACACTTACACTTCAACTGAGTTTGCGCAGTGCTGTAGCAAATGCCAGCAGCAGTGAAACAACTGAAAGCATCAAAACCAATGCACCTAGCACATACTACACTCAAAACCGTTTAATCACAGGCGAAGATTACAATGTTGGCCCACTAGGAATCAGTCAAGATATTATCAAAGCAAAAGCTGTTAACAGAACCAGCAGTGGCATCAACAGATATTATGATTTGCGTGACAGTACAGGCAAATACAGCACAACCAATTTGTTTGGCACAGACGGTGTATTGTATAAAGAACAAAAAGACGAAAGATACAACTTTAATTTTGTTACAAAAAATGATATTAGAGCAGTAATTGAAACCACTGTAACAGATATTTTAGATGATAACAATCTGCGTAATTTTTATTATGATAATTATTTAGATCAAAATTATTTAGATTTAAATTTAGCATGGTATCAAAGCACCAGTGAAACAAATCGCAGCACCGGATTTATCACAGATTACAGTGATATTGCATTAGATGACCCAGCAACATATGCAGTTGCTAGTTCAACAGAAGGTCCACTGAGATTTTTTGAACCAGGAGCAATGGCTAAATTTGTTGCTCCAACAGGCAAGTGTTTTGACAAAAACAATACGTTACAAAATAGAGAACCTACACAACTAGGAGATAAATCTTACATTTGGACAAAGGTTATTTCAGTATTGGGTGCCGGACAGGATGTTGATGAAGTTACTGGATTAGGACCAGTTGTTTTCAATGATGTTGTTCCAACTGGTGCATTACTATCCAGTGTAAAATTAAAGTTCAAAAGAGACATACTAACAGTTGTTAAATCGGATATTGTTGAGCAGGTATTTGCATATAGAACTTTTGGTTTGCGTTACGACAGAGAAGAACGTGAGTGGCTTATTGTTACACAAGACAACGTTAATTTGAAAGACAGCTTTAATGTAGGTTTAGCAGGTGACAACACAGGACAACAATTGGATAGAAGTTGGTTATTGCTATTTGAAACAAATGGTGTCGATTATACAATTACTTCGAGAACTACTCGTTATGTATTTGAAAGCAATAGCGAAATACGTTTTTACTTTGATAGTAACAAGAAAATTTACGACAGTAAAACTGGACAAATTGTTAGAGATAGAATCAGTGTTTTAAACATCAATAATGACTTTGCAAGTGCAAATAGTGCATCACCTTTGTTAAACGATTTTTCTTGGGCAGTAAGCAAAGAGTTTAGAGACGAGATTGGATATGTAAACAGCAAAAAAGTTGAAGTTGTGTTTTTTGATAGCGACGACGATGGTGTAGTTGATGATCCAGATCTATTTGAAAACATTGTTGTACCAGACACAGATGTAACAACAAAATATGTGTTTACAAAATTGTTCACAGAATATGATACAGAATACTACAAATGGGTAGACCAAGATGCTGAAAATATCATAGTTGTTCAAGAAGAAAATCAAGCAACAGTTCAAACACCAGGAAATCCAGTTTACTATGTAATTGCAACTGACAGTTTTTATCAAATTACAACAGCTACTAGAACTAGAACAAAGATTTTTAACTATCGTGCATACACAGGCAGAAGCGGTATAAAATTCCAATATGTACATGCAAGTGATGAAAATTCAAGAATCGATCCTAGCAGCAGCAACATTATTGACACTTATTTGTTGACAAGACAATACGATGTTAGCTTTAGACAGTATCTAGCAGGCACAGTTGCTCAAAAACCACTGCCAGCAAGCAGTGATCAATTGTATAGAAATTACGGCAAAGCAATCAATGCAATCAAAAGTATCAGTGATGAAATAATTTATCATCCTGTAAAATACAAAGTGCTATTTGGCGATAAGGCAGAAACAGATTTGCAAGCAACACTTAAAATTGTAAAAAACAAAAACAGAGTAATCAATGACAACGAATTGAAAGCCGGTGTAGTCGATGCTATAAACCAATATTTTAGCCTAGACAACTGGGACTTTGGCGAAACATTTTATTGGAGTGAGCTTAGTGCTTACATAATGAAACAACTAGCACCTGATTTGGTAAGCATTGTTCTTGTTCCAGACAGTGCAAACAACAGTTTTGGCAGCTTGTTTGAATTGAAATCAGAAAGCAATGAAATCCTAATCAGTGGAGCAACAGTTGCAGACGTTGAAATTATTACTGCTATCACAGCAGAAAGACTAAAAGCAGAAGGAAATGTTGTTACCAGTGTTTCTAGCACAGGTGAAGTTATAACAAGTGAAACATATAATATTTCCACAGGCAATTCTCAAAGTGAAGGATATAATTAATGGCATATGATAAGGATCAACAAGATTTTCCTCTACCTGCTGGCGGCGAACCAGAACGCAAGTCTAGTAATTTTTTGCCAAAGTATTTTAGAACGTCTACAAATAAAAAATTCTTACAAAGCACAGTTGATCAATTTATCAATGAAGGTGTTGTTGAAAAAGTCAACGCTTTTGTAGGAAGACGTTATGCAAAAGCAACAACTGCTACTGATACATATTTGTCAGATGTTAGTGCAGACAGAGAAAATTATCAATTTGAACCAAGTGTTGTTTATGAAGACGAATTGGGCAATGTTGATTTTTATGCAAATTATACTGATTATTTAGGACAGTTACAAAACAGTTTAAACGTAACTGTGGGCAATCAAAGCCTGCTAAACAGTCAACAAAGTTACAGCTGGACCCCACATATTGATTGGGATAAGTTTGCTAACTTCCGCGAGTATTACTGGTTACCTATGGGTCCTGCACCAATCGGAATCTCAGGACAAAGCAAAGATATTGTTAGCACATACACAGTAGAAACAGTTACAGATGACAACAACGTTGCTTATTTGTTAACACCAAATGGTTTAACAAGAAATCCAACACTGAAATTATTCAAAGAACAAACATATAGATTTGAAATAAATGCACCTGGTTATCCATTTGCTCTTGCAACAACTAGAGACTTTGATGACAATGATCCACTGTTAGGTGTTGACCAAGAAAACAACAGTGTGTTGTTTACAGAAGGTGTAACAAAATATGTTTACAATGACGCAGGTGATTTAGTTGAAACAGATGCAGAGTACATTGATGTTGGTGTTATTGAATTTGTACCACCATTGGATGCACCTGAAAACATCTACTACATCAACCAACGTGATGTAAACACCAGTGGACTAGTAAATCTATATTATATCGATGAAAACAGTGAAATTGATGTAGAAGCAGAAATTATTGGAAAGAAAACATACACAAGCAGCAATGGTGTAAAATTATCCAATGGTATGAAAGTGTATTTCCAAGGTGATGCTACTCCTGCACAATACAATGATGGATATTATTATGTAGAAGGTGTAGGTACAGCAATACAACTTATCAACGAACAAGATTTAGAAGTTCCTGCTGTTTTTACAAATATAGAACCTATTCCGTTTGACGGAACAGGATTTGATAAATTTCCGTGGGAAGATGCAGCAAGTTTTCCTGGCACAAAAGATTACATAACAATTAATCGCAGCAGTCCAGATAGAAATCCGTGGAGTAGATACAATCGTTGGTTCCACAAAGATGTTATTCAAGCAAGTGCAGATGCAGCAGGTGTTGCTCCTGAATTTAATCAAGACTTTAGAGCCAAGCGTCCTATTATTGAATTTGAAGCAGGATTAAAATTACACAACAATGGTACTGTTGCAAAAGCCAATGTGAATCTTGTCGATACTTACACCAAAGACGTTTTCAGTACCATTGAAGGCAAAGGCGGCTATATTATTGATAATGTAGAACTCACAGATGGTATGAGAATTTTATTTACAGCTGATACCGATCCACTGGTTGCTGGTAAAATATATCAAGTTAAGTTTCACGATTTTGGTGGTGTAGGTGAAGAAAAAACAAGACAAATTGCGTTAATTGAAACAAATGATACAGATCCAGCAGATGGCGATAGTGTTCTTTCTTTACAAGGTGACGAAAATGCAGGTGATATGTTCCATTACGAAAACGGTGCTTGGAGCAAGTCGCAGCGCAAAACCACAGTAAATCAACCACCTCATTTTGATTTGTTTGACGAAGAAGGCAACAGCTTTAGTGATATATATGTATATCCTAACAGCAACTTTACAGGTAACAAAGTATTCAGCTATCGTGTAGGCACAGGTGCTGCTGACAGCGAATTGGGTTTTGCACTTACATATCAAAATATTGCAAATGTTGGCGATATTGTTTTTGATTTTAATTTGAGCGAAGGTGAATTTCAATATCAACTTACAACACTAGAAGATGCAACAAAAAGCACAGATGTTAGTTTTTTAAGACAGTACAGCAAAAATAAAGATTTTAAAAATGTTGCAGGCTGGACAAAAACCTATAGAGAGTCGCAACAGTATGTTGTTAGAACTTACAACAACCAAGTAAATAATTTTGCTGTAGATGTATTTGATAACAGTGGTAGCATAAATGATCTTGATGTTAAAGTATATGTTAACGGTATAAAAAAATATATAGACATTGATTATACATTACAAAATATAACAAATGTGGCAACTGTTGTTTTTAATCAAAACTTGTCAGTTGATGATCTTGTTGTGTTAAGATGTTACAGCAGTCAACCAAAGAATTCCAATGGATTTTATGAAATACCAAAAAATCTAGAAAGCAATCCAACAAACGAAAGTCCTAATACTCTTACATTAGGTGAAATCAATCAACACGTTGAAAGTATCACTGATAATTTAAGAACATATCGTGGAGCATTTCCTGGTCCTAGCAATTTAAGAGATTTAGGTAATGTAAATTCTTATGGTACAAAATTTTTACAACACAG